CATTGTTTGGGGAAGATCAGACTAATGAAGCCAAGGAAATGAAAGAGAGCGTATTAGCCAATGGAGGTAAGCTAACTAAAGACTGCTACGAAATGTATAAGGCTGATTCTTACCTAATGGGTAAATATGGCGCTAAAGATGCTTTAATGACCTTTCGACTTTGCAATGAATTCATTCCACAACTCCTCGAACAATGCCTCGATTCATTCTTTTATGATGATGAATCTATGCCGTTGCTTAAAGGACCTACATATGAATTGAATACGACAGGTCTTCAAATAGATACTAATGCCTTAACAACACTTAAAAAGACGTTGGAAGCCGAGTGCGCTGAAGCCAAAGCCTTTATCTATCGAGAAATACACGATAAAATCAAAGACAAATATCCAGGCACAAACAAAAAGAATACATTTAATATAGGAGCTAGTCAACAACTCTCTTGGTTACTATTTGGACAGTATAAACTAGAATTCAATACACTAACCAAAGCCGGTAAAACTGCTTGTAAATCTATGAATATGCAGATTCCGTATTATAAAACCGCTAAGTCTGCATTTATAGCAGAATGCCTTCAACGTAAAGACGAGAAGTATACTTTAGATGGAAAAGTCAATGGCAAGTTAATAAAAGGAAAGAAAGTCCGCGATCCTTGGGTATATATAGCATGCGATAAAAAGACGCTTACTAAATTAGCACCTAAATACAAATGGATAGAAAGACTCTTAGAATACCAAAGAAAAATGAAGTTACTAAACACATACGTAGAAGGAATAGAGGAGAGAATCCAATATGGAACTATACAACCAAGTTACCTCCAGCACGGAACATCTAGCGGACGGTACAGTAGTAGAAACCCTAACTTTCAAAACCTTCCCAGGGATGACAAACGAATTAAGGCGTGTGTGGTATCGAGACCAGGCAAAGTATTCGTCGGTGCAGATTATGCGCAACTCGAACCTCGAGTATTTGCTTATTTTAGTAAGGATGAAAGACTTTTAGCTTGCTTTAAAGAAGGACAAGACTTCTATTCAGTTGTAGGCAGAGAAGTTTACGATAAGCTCGAGTGTCTGCCGCTTAAAGAAGGAAATCCCAAGGCTTTTGGCCTTCAACATCCCAAACTAAGACAAGACTCTAAGGTATTTGCACTGGCATCCACATACGGAGCTACTGGACACCAACTAGCACCTCTAATGAATAAATCAGCAGAAGATACACAATCGGATATAGATTCGTATTTCGAAAAGTTCCCTACTGTAGCTGAAATGATGCTTGAAAGCCATAAGACAGCTAAAGAAACTGGACAAGTAACCAATATCTTTGGCAGACCTCGTCGTATACCAGAAGCCAAGCGTATCACTAAACTTTATGGTAATAAAAAACACGCTGATTTACCGTATGAAGCACGTAAACTATTGAATTTAGCCGTGAATCATCGAATTCAATCTACGGCAGCTTCTATAGTCAATAGAGCTATGATAAGATTTCATAATAATGCTAAGTCTGCTGGAGTAGAGGCTAAAATCGTCTGTCAAGTACATGACAGCATTGTTGTCGAGTGCAATGAGCAAGATGCTGAAATCATTAGTGTTTTATTAAGAGACGCAATGGAATCCACGGTGGTTTTAGAAGGCGTAGAGCTAGAAGCCATTCCAAAAGTTGGTAAAAATCTTTCAGAAGTATAAAATAATCCTTGACAAATAAAGAATAATTGTTATTATAGAGATAACAAGGGGTTAAACAGTTTGAAACTACTCGAATTTGCAAAAAGTACCATAAAACGACTCATTTTGAAAATCTTGTCTTATTATCCAACTCGATTGCCTGTAGGCAAGACCGAAATGGATAAGTTTGTGACAGACGTCATTGCTCTCTCGGGAGAGTATGCCAATAGGACTTCAATGGAGTTCGCCATTGCTAGTATGATAATTCATGCGCCAGCAGATAGAGGCGCTCTTCCAAAGAATTACTTCGTAGTACGTCTTCGAAAATCTGCTGCTAATCAAGTAGCTAGTCAGGTTTTCCAGGACATCAAAACAGCACAAGACGCACAAACCAAAACCGTTGAAGATACATCGGCACAAAAAGTAGCCGATGGCAAGCCAAGCTGATTTCAAGAAACTCAAAAAGCTTTGGTATGATAAGTTAAAAGCTTCTGGTTTCCATGACATAGAATCTAATAGTAGACAGTTCAGCGGCGGCAGTCTAAATTGGAAATTTAACAGCGAATGGACTAAAGCTTATCCTCAGCAGGCTAAATTGGACTATTATAGTCTGGCAACGCAGTTCTTGAATATGCATAAATTTCCTTCAAAAGTCCATGAAGTAATTTGGGCGTATCACTCAGAAGGAATCAGTATTAGAAGTATAGTGAATCTTCTGAAAGATGCGGGAGTAATGAACAGGCCTTCGAAACATGGCCGATATACAGGGCAGAGCAGACCTTATACTAAGGATTTAATACAGAGAATTGTCGTACATTATAGAGAACTGATGAAACAGAAGTTAATTAAATGACAAATGATTTTATAGGTTTATTTAATACGAGATTAGCTAAAGATACTGATAAGAATTTCGTGTTAGCTACATTCCTTAGAGGACTTTATTATGGTGAGAGTCTTTTTAGTGAAATGCCCAAAGACCTCTTCATGAATAAATATAAGCATGTCGTGCAAGCACTTATAAATGATCCTAATACAGAGGTTGTAGTAGCTTGTCTACCAGAAGATTCTGACGTAATTCTAGGCTATAGCATTGTATCTAAGAACAAAGAAACACTGTATTGGGTGTTTGTAAAGGCCGCATGGCGCCGTAAAGGTGTGGCTAAATCATTGATCGCTCAAAACCCTAAGTACATTGCGCATCTTACTAAATTAGGGTCTGAGCTTCGATATAAGTTACCAAACGCTAAATTCAATCCACTATTCTGAGGTTATATGGGCAGATTTAAGACTAATGAAGAACGACAACGTAAGATCATGAAAAACAAAGAATTCAAAAAATTAACTAAATTAGCTAAAAAAGGAGCTGTTAATGAAAAAAATGTTGCAGAAGTTGGCGGGAACTACCAAGACTCCTCCGAGGGAAATGACGGAAATCAACGGTGAATATAATCAGCTTTGCGCTAAAATAGGCTCGGCTCGATATCAAATTCACCGTATCGATGCTGATATACGCTCTTTCTTGTCTCGTATCCAAGAAGTCGAAGTCGAGGCTTCGGAACGCTCTAAACTCGATTTAGAAGCTAAAAACAAGGCTACAGAAGAGACTAAAACTGAGACGCCGCAGGAAAGTGCATAATGTCTAAATACGATAGTAAAGAAATCTCTTACGCTACTATGCATGGGCATATTCATCATCCAGAGACAGGTCAGTTCGGTCCTACGCTACAAAACTGGTCTGATACGGCTCGAAAGGCCACTAAAATGACTCTTTGTGAGCCGTGGGTATTAGTAGAAGTGCCGGCACAAAAGAATCCTAAGAAGATCATTCAGTTCCTAGTACCAGTAACAGGTTTTATACATACGGTGCTTGCTGAGTGAAGCGAATAATTAAGCCGCAGACAGATAAAAAAGAATTAGACAGGTTCTATTCTCGTAAATTTAATGTCACGGCTTTCTTATTCGACAAACAATTAGCTTTCGTAGAAGATCCTGCACCGTATAAAGTAGCCGTGTGTAGCCGAAGGTCCGGCAAAACTACGGCATGTGCTGCTCATCTCATCCATATGGCACTCAATAAGACTGGTAGTAACAGCCTTTACATCACTCTAACTAGAGATACTGCTAAAAAACTCGTGTGGAAAGAACTTCGCAGGATTAACCGCGAGCATGACCTTGGCGGTAAAGAAAATGAAACAGAACTCTCCATTATATTTCCAAATGAATCAACTATTTACCTATCAGGATGTTTGAATGCTTCAGAAATCGAGAAGTTTCGTGGACTTGCTCTTAATCTTTGTTATATTGATGAATGTCAATCTTTTCGGGAATATATTAGAGAACTCATCGATGACATTATTGCACCTGCACTTATTGATTATGCTGGCAGCCTTTGCCTTATTGGTACTCCAGGGCCTATTCCTGCTGGTTTCTTTCACGAGTGCGCGGTGGAACTTGATACTTGGAGCAAGCACGGCTGGACTCTTTGGGACAACCCTCATTTGCCTCTTAAGTCGGGTGTAAATCAGCAGACACTATTAGAACGAGAGCTTAAGCGTAGAGGTGTTACAGCAGACAGCCCAAGTATTCGTAGAGAATATTTCGGAGAATGGGTATTAGATAGCGATAGTTTGTTACTCCATTATACAGAATCTCTCAATGATTTCCAAATGTTAAAGCCTAATGTAACTTATAATTATATACTGGGTATTGACGTAGGTTTTGAAGATTCAGATGCATTGAGTGTCTTGGCT